TTAAGAGTTTAATCGTAGATACTAAACAATGATTACTATAAAAGATTACATACGTGGATTTGTTTTTAGTATTCTATTTCTAGTCTTATATGTGATAGGGTGGTTTGTGAATAATCCTTGGTTACTTGGATTTTAATTGCTGTTAAAAATTACAAGAATATTAACAACAATATTAGGTTTGCTTATAGTATTGCCTATATCGCCTACTATATTTCTTATATCGGTATGGTGGGCTTCTTACGGAGTGTAGGTCAGTCTGGTAGACCGCTACGTTTGGGACGTAGATGTCGCAAGTTCGAATCTTGCCACTCCGACCAATTACTCAGCTAGCTTAGGTGGGTTTCTCAAAGGACGTACATGAGTACTTATAAGAACCAAGATTTAGAGATTACAATAACAGGAAGAGCGGTAACGATGGCGGGTTACGATGGACTGTAAATCCATTTCCCCTGGACTAGTAGGTTCGAATCCTACCTCTTCCACCAATTAAAGGAGAAGTTTAGTATGGCAAGAATACACCCAGGAAAACGTAAAGCAAATCCAAATCTTACTTGTAATGAGAAACCACGTATCAAAGGTTGGTCTAAAGCAAAACTAGAAGATGCGATTGAAAAGACAAGTAAGAATAAAGAGAAAGCAAGATATGCTAAAGAAATTGAAAGAAGATTCTAAGTATGGGATTAGATGAAGATAGAAAACGAAGATTAAAAGCTACAGGTAAATGGTTTCAAACTCCTAAAGTGAATAGACGTTTATGGTTGAATCATATCTTTCCTATTCTTTTAGTTATTGGTTTTATCTTTTATGTTGTGAACCTATAATGAATTCGTTACTCGTCTATCTCATCATTGTATTTAATGATAAAGTTCGAATAGAGATACCTTACGATAATATGGAAGCATGTCTCATTGCTGAGCAATTAATTGATAAAGAGCCACAAAGATTGATTTATACAAAAAAAGGAATAGATAGTATTGCATATCGGTGTGTAGAGCTCTACTGACATAAATATTATTATAATCGTTGAACCCGTTCGGGTCGGAAGTAGGAGACGAAGCAACGCACTTTTTTAACAGTACTATGTTAGGAGGGTGTTATGAGTTCGCAAGTACTACACACATATCTAAAATTAATTGAAGAAGAAAGAAAAAGAAGATTTTTATTGAATTATCTTTCGTTGAGACGAAAGTAAGGAAAATCGAGTCTCATAGCCGCCCGCTAGGCGGCTTTAAGGACTGTTCGTGTATGATTGTACCCTAGAAAAAAGGGGTTATTCTGAGGATTCTTTCGATTCTGTATTAGAACTTTCTTTGTCTGTTTCGACAACAGCAACAATCGTTTTTTCACAAGATACAACACAATGCTCATGATGTGCCTTTGCTTCATGACAAGCAATAAGCAAGAAACTTGCAAATAGATATAGAGCAATGATTAGTCTTTCTTTTGTTATATTCATAGTTTTACCTTTGTATTAAAAATGTGGGGGCGTTGTTACCCCCACAAGTTGTGTTAGTTGATACTATATTTCAGCACAAGCATAACAATTGATTTCTAAGCCAACTGCTATTTCTTTTACGATTGGTGATTTCCACATAGTATATCTCCTTTCATCCGAGTTAAGATTTTAGTTATTTACTGGTGCGTTTGCACGCCATTGATAACAAGACCAGTATCTTGCTGTCGTCTTATCTTTCGCTGTATCACAATTGTGTCGAGCACGAAATGACTTTCTACGTTTAGGGTCATCTCGTTTAATCGAAAGTCCTGTTGTATCACCAAAAGAAACTTTGATGATGTTACCTTTCTTGTTCTTCACATAGACATAGAACTTCTTACTACCACCTCGTATCGGGTCATTCAGTTTGACCTTCTTTCCCTGATACTCTGCTTCTGTAATCTCTAAGTCTTTATATGTTTCTTCGCAGAGACAATCTATCGCTTCTACTTGTTTAAATGTTTTCATATTACTATTTATAATCTTATTGGTTCACGAGGATTTTTTTAAAGATTTTTCCATGGGTAGGGGTCCCTCTCCGAACCCCCATTCCGACCCACATGGTAAACCTTAACGTAACATTGAACCAATGGTTTTCGATATCGTGTCTCGCTCAGACTCGACTCGATGGTACTTCGACTTGTCTTTTGCAATACTCAACGCAAGTGCCTGTATATTTTGTATTTGATTATCTATCTCTGCTTGTGATGCTTTAGGGGATTCGTATTTCATTGTATATAACAATTGTGCTTCGTCATTCATGACAGAAATACGTTTTACAAAATCACTTATCTTATGTAACATAATATATACCTACCTATGATAGTTGTTAAATAAATCGAGCTGTTGACCATAAGAAGGTCTCGACTGCTCTTCTTTCTTATTCTGCCTCTCTTCTCGTAGAGACATTGCTTGTAATCTTTCCTTTATCTTTTTCTTTTGATTCTTTAGGTCGATGATTGTATCTGCTGTCTCATTCATCTTACGTTCTAGATTCTCGATTTGTGCGTCAAGATGTCTATGTTGAGCTGTTACTTTAGCTGCAACTCTGGCGTGTGTACCACTTGCCATATACTTCTCCTTTCAATATATCCAAAAAAAAAATTGAAGTAATTCCTAAACGAATACTGCTAGTTTACGAAGTACTCAATATTATTTAGTAGAAAAAGAAGTAGTATATGAGACTACCGATAAGTGTTATATCAACTAAGACTGACCAGACTATGTATAATCTAAACATCCATTTGCTGATAGTATATACTAGAGGGTTCTTCATTTGATTCCCCTTTATATATTGCTATCATTTTATTCTCCTTTTATGTATTATTGTAACAGAACTAGAGGCGTTTGTCAAGCCGTCCTCTGAGGTAGTTACCTATATCTAAACAGATCCCTTATGTACGCAAACGGGTCTTAGCCGAGAATCGACACATGCACTCTTCTGTGCTTAGTTCAGATTGATTACGTTACCATTGATGTCTTGTTCGGCTGCGTTCATCTGATGAGTCCCTGTGGCACTCTCTGTCTTACTAGCAGAGGTCTCTGTGATTGCCCCGCCGACCTTGATGTTTAACGCTTGTGCTACATCTATGTTCATGTTCTTACCTGCCTTGACGTTTACATCACCAAGTTGGCTGATAAGGTTAATGTCGCCATCTTGTACTTCTATCGTTACGTTTGCCTTTGCACCTACCTCTATGTTATAGTTGTTGCCTGTCTCGGCTGTTGCATTGACTTTGACTCGGACGCCCTTATCAAAGGTTGCCTTACTCTCCCCTTGTATATGTACATAGTCATCGGCCGACACAATACAGTAGTTGTCTTTCTTGACTCGTGTAATCTTCGTGCCTTCGTTGTCTATCTCATAGCCAGTGCCTGATGCATGGCGTTCGTGTATACGTTTGGCGTCTACTGTGTCGTCATACTCTCTTATATGACCACCCTCTGTCTCGTATACATGATTGTGTGGATACTTGGCAGCATATGAAGTCTCGGGTTCATCCCAGAAGCCGCCATCGTCAGCCGCCAGCACATCTTCAACAATGGTCGTGGGGTCTACGTTCGCCACGCCAACTGCTATATCTCTATTGGCCTTACGTATGGTGAGTGAGGAATGAGGATTATTCGTATCATTCACCGCCAGTCTATTGACATCCGTCTCGTTGGGGTAGCGTGGGTAGGCACCATTCGGGTCATTAAAACCTTTAGTACTGTCGGGTGTATAGTTAGGAACGCCTGGCAAAGTCCCCATGAGTATCGGCTGTTGTGACTCTTCGCCATCAGAGAAGAAGCCTACCACCCAAGTCCCTTCTACAGGTCCTAATGGAGTCTGCCCCACGCCTGATATAGTAGCAGAGGTGATTGGGTTCATAGGGTGTGCCCATGGCAGGTCGGCGGTCGGTAGTTTACTCTTATCGTCTGTGTGTAACCCTAGACAGCGAACTCGACACCTGCCAAGATACTGTGGGTCTTGTCTATCTTCGACAACGCCCACGAACCATGTGAACCCTGCCTTTCCCATAAAATTTTTCTGCATTTGCTTTTTTCCTCTGCCGATACCCTGCCGACTTTATACCAACGGCCAGCTGTTATAAACGAGCATTTAGTAGGACCTCTCTTAGCAGGTCTCTTCTATACTCTTCTCTTGTCTTACTCATTCGAATCC